GCTCTACCTAAGGTACCTAAGGATGTGTATAGCAACACGAAAAACAAATGGGTTAGATTTGATCAACCAAAAGAATTAGAGCGCTTAAAAAACATATTTGACTGGAGAAGTTACCCGGAAAGCAGTAAAGAAAAATGGCACGATTATATAGACGAAGAATTTAGAAGAAGGGAAGAAGGATTCTGGTTTGTGAATGATGGTAAACCAACCTGGATAACTGGCACGCACTACATGTATCTGCAATGGAGCAAGATAGATGTAGGTGCTCCAGACTTTAGAGAAGCTAATAGGCTGTTTTTTATATTTTGGGAAGCTTGTAAAGCAGATAAAAGATGCTACGGCATGTGTTATCTTAAGAATAGAAGATCTGGGTTTTCTTTTATGTCTTCTGCTGAAACAGTTAACTTAGCCACTCTTGCAAGTGATAGTAGATATGGAATACTATCTAAATCAGGAGCTGATGCTAAAAAAATGTTTACCGACAAAGTTGTCCCTATATCAATCAACTATCCATTCTTTTTTAAACCTGTCCAAGATGGTATGGATCGCCCCAAGTCCGAGCTTGCTTACCGTGTACCTGCTAGTAAATTTACTAGAAAAAAAATCACAGCTAATGAAAAGCTGGAAGATATACAAGGGTTAGATACAACTATTGACTGGAAAAACACTGGAGACAATAGTTATGATGGTGAAAAATTAGCGCTACTAGTACATGATGAAAGTGGTAAGTGGGAGAGACCAGACAACATATTAAATAACTGGAGAGTTACAAAAACTTGTTTAAGATTAGGTAGTAGAATTATTGGTAAGTGCATGATGGGTAGTACTTCAAACGCTTTAGATAAAGGCGGCGAAAACTTTAAAAAACTATACAATGCTTCAGACGTTACAAAAAGAAACAGAAATGGTCAGACAAAGTCTGGTTTATACTCTTTGTTTATCCCAATGGAATGGAACTATGAAGGATTTATTGATGAGTACGGAGTTCCAGTTTTCACTACTCCTGATGTCGATAAGTTCGACCCAAGCGGTGAACTAATAGATGTAGGTGTAATAGATAACTGGCAAAACGAAGTTGATGGTTTAAAAGATGATTCTGACGGGTTAAATGAATTTTACCGTCAGTTTCCAAGAACAACAGAGCACGCTTTTAGAGATGAAACAAAAGGAAGTATATTTAATCTTGTTAAATTATACGAGCAAATAGATTATAACGAAGAAATGTCAAGCACTCTTGGCGTTACTCAGGGCAACTTTCAGTGGGTCAACGGTGTTAAGGATTCTCAAGTGATATTTTATCCAGATAAAAAAGGTAGATTTAAAGTTAGTTGGGTTCCATCTCAACAGTTACAAAATAACGTTGTTCTTAAAAATGGTATAAAGTATCCTGGAAACGAACATATGGGTGCTTTTGGTTGTGATTCATACGATATATCAGGAACAGTAGATGGAGTTGGATCTAAAGGAGCTTTACATGGTTTAACTAGATTTTCAATGGAAGATGCTCCGGCTAATAGTTTTTTTTTAGAATACTTGTCTAGACCACCAACAGCAGAAATGTTTTTTGAAGATGTTTTAATGGCCTTGGTTTTTTACGGCATGCCAATATTAGCAGAGAATAACAAACCACGTTTATTGTACTACTTAAGACGAAGAGGATACAGGGGGTTTAGTATGAATAGACCTGATAAAATATGGAACAAACTATCTGTGGCTGAAAAAGAAGTTGGTGGAATACCTAATTCAAGTGAAGATATAAAACAAGCTCACGCGGCTGCTATAGAAATGTATATCCAAAATCATGTTGGAATAAAAGAAGATGGAACGCTTGGGGATTGTTATTTTAATGAGTTATTAAATGATTGGGCTAAGTTTGATATAAACAAAAGAACAAAACACGATGCGTCAATAAGCTCTGGTTTAGCGGTAATGGCTAATAATAGACACTTGTACGCTCCAAACGCAACGGTTGCAAAACCTAAGTTAAATATAAATGTTTCCAGATACAAAAACACTGGCAGCAATTCACAAATAATCAAGTAATAAATATGGCAGAGTCTGGCATTAAAAGTTATTTTCCAAGTCAAACGGTTAGCGATGCTGAAAAGTTGAGCTATGAGTATGGCTTGAAAGTAGGTAAAGCTATTGAGCAAGAATGGTTTAATAACGATAGAAATTCTAATAGATATAAATCTAACGGTAATAATTTTCATAATTTAAGGCTGTATGCTAGAGGCGAGCAGTCTATTCAAAAATATAAGGATGAGTTGTCAATCAATGGCGATTTGTCCTATTTAAATTTAGATTGGAAGCCTGTTCCTATTATTCCTAAGTTTGTGGATATTGTAGTTAACGGTATTGCTGAAAGAACATACGATATAAAAGCTTATTCACAAGATCCTTTTGGAGTGGAAAAACGCACTGAATACATGGAGTCTATAACGCGAGACATGCAGACTAGAGAGTTTAACGATGCCGCTATGGAAAACTTTAATATAGATTTGTATGAGAATAAAAAAGAAGAGCTGCCTGAGTCAGAAGAAGAGTTAGGACTACACATGCAGTTAAACTACAAGCAGGCGGTTGAAATAGCGGAAGAACAAGCATTAAACGTATTGTTTGAAGGCAACAACTACGAGTTGATTAAAAAGCAGTTTTATTACGATCTTACAGTTTTAGGTATTGGAGCTGTTAAAACAAATTTTAATACATCAGAAGGTGTTACTATAGATTATGTAGATCCAGCAAACCTTGTGTATTCTCACACTGACTCACCTTACTTTGAAGATATATACTATGTTGGTGAGGTTAAGACTATACCAGTAAATGAGTTAGCAAAACAATTTCCTCATTTATCAGAAGAAGATCTTAAGGAAATAATGAAAAACAAATCTACTAACAGATCTAATTACAACTCTATACACTCGTACGATAAAGAAGATAATAACACTATTCAAGTAATATACTTTAACTATAAAACTTATATGAATGAGGTTTACAAAGTTAAAGAAACAGCTTCGGGTGCGGATAAAATTATACCTAGAGATGATCAATATAATCCACCTGCAGATAAAGAAGGTGGTTATGGTAGAATGCTAAGGTCTATAGAGTGTCTTTATGAAGGGGCAATGATTCTTGGTACGGATAAGTTACTTAAGTGGGAGATGGCAAAAAACATGATGAGACCTAAAAGTGATTATACTAAGGTTAAGATGAACTACTCTATAGTAGCTCCAAGAATATATAATGGAAAAATAGAATCATTAGTGGGTAGAATTACTGGCTTTGCTGATATGATTCAACTAACACATTTAAAGCTTCAACAAATAATGGCTAGAATGGTTCCTGATGGTGTTTATTTAGATGCTGATGGTTTAGCTGAAATAGATCTAGGTAACGGAACTAACTACAGCCCACAGGAAGCTTTGAATATGTATTTCCAAACAGGATCTGTTATTGGTAGAAGCTTTACCTCTGACGGTGATATGAATCCTGGCAAGGTTCCTATTCAAGAAATTACATCTGGGTCTGGTGGTAATAAAATGCAAGCGCTAATAGGTAACTATAACTATTATTTACAGATGATAAGGGATGTCACTGGGCTTAATGAAGCTAGAGATGGTAGTACGCCAGATAAAAACGCATTAGTTGGTGTTCAAAAGCTAGCGGCAGCAAACTCTAATACTGCCACTCGACATATATTACAAGCCGGTTTGTTTTTAACCTCGTCAACCGCCGAGTGTTTGTCACTTAGAATATCTGATGTTATTGAATACTCTCCAACTAAAGATGCTTTTATACAAGCTATAGGAACACATAACGTTGCTACGCTAAAAGAAATGTCTGAATTACACCTGTATGACTTTGGTATATTCTTAGAGCTAACACCAGACGAAGAAGAAAAAGCTATGTTGGAAAACAACATACAAATGGCTTTGCAACAACAAAACATAGAGTTAGAAGATGCTATTGACTTAAGAATGATTAACAATATAAAGCTTGCTAATCAATTGCTTAAAATACGTAGAAAGAAAAAGCAAGAAAGAGACAGGCAATTACAGTTAGAGAACATTCAAGCACAAACACAATCTAACACTCAGTCTGCGGAGGCAGCGGCTCAAATGGAAATGCAAAAAGATCAAGCGCTTACACAAACAAAAATGCAGTTAGAGCAAATGAAAGCTCAGTTAGATTCTCAAAAAATGATGCAAGAAGTCAATCACAAAAAAGAGCTAATGGAGTTAGAGTTTCAAATGAACATGCAACTAAAAGGTGTTGAAGTTGATGGCATAAAAAACAGAGAAAAAGAAAAAGAAGATCGTAAAGATGAAAGAACAAAAATTCAAGCGTCTCAACAAAGTGAGATGATTGAGCAAAGAAATAGTGGTAAACCACCTAAAAACTTTGAGTCATCAGGTAATGATATACTAGGTGGCGGATTTGATTTAGGTGTGTTTGACCCTAGGTAAGTTTATTAATTTATATTATATTATATTATGGAAGAAGAA